AACTACAATTACTGATTTATCAGGTAATGGTAACACACAAAATCTTAATAATAGTGCAGCATATACTACATTATCTGGAATAAAGTGTTGGGATTGTTCTACTACTGCTTATCAAATACAAGCGGCAATCGCTGGGCCTACTTTACCAACTACCGGATTTACCTATACAATTTGGGCTAGAATGATACCAAGTACTTCTAATTGGCGTACTTTACTTAGAACAAATCCCGATGATCATCCTATCTTAATTGAATCTGGCAGTAATCGATTAGGTATGTATCATAATAGTAATGGAGGATTTTTTTCTGCTGGGTATGATGTTGCGGCTTTAGCTAGTGTTTGGGCTCAATGGGCTATCACTGGTGATAGCACTGGTCAAAAATTCTATATTAATGGAATACAAGTAGGGTCTACAACTGCCCCTGGAACTGCTGCTGGGTTTAAACACGAAGTTATTAGTGCTGGAGCTTCATATGGACAACCATTTGGGCATATAGCACAAACTCAACTTTATACTAGAACATTATCTGCAACTGAAATAAATCAAAATTATAATGCAACACGTGGAACATTTGGTGTATAATGGCTCTATTTCATTCTCCTAATATATCTACTAATGGTTTAGTTCTATATTTAGATGTTCCTAATATAAAATCAGCAACTGGAACTACATGGAGTGATATAAGTGGAAATAATATACCGGTTACTATAGTAAATTCTAGTTCAGCTACTGTAACAAATGTGTCAACTTATTTTAACTTTACACCAGCAACATATAATTCTACGGTCACTTATTATCAAATAACTGATAGCAGAGTTGCTAATTTAACTGCAAATATAACTTTAGAAACTTGCATATATCTTCCTAGTTATACGCCAGGCGACACAAATTCACAAACTCGAATCATCAGTCCAAGAATTACTGAGCAAGCAACCCCATATGGGTTTAACATAGCTCCAGATCGCACTGGTACCACCGCAGGTATAAGTCAGGAACTGAATACTGGTGCTGGATACCAGTGGTTTACTGGTGAAGACACGGCAGTTCCTAGAAGTCTTATTGATTTTAATAAGTGGATATACATAACTCAGGTGCAAGATGATACTAATAAAACTTTAAAAATATATGTCAATGGTGAATTGCGTAATACTGTTAACTATACAGGAACTCCCAATAGTGGCGGTGGTCTACTAGTAGGTCGGGGGTTTTATGGAGGCACAAGAAATGCCACTGGTAGAGTAGCATTTGTTAGATTATATAATAGACCTTTTAGTCAAGCTGAGATTAATCAGAATTTTAATTCAATGCGGAAAAGATTTGGCTTATGAGTGGATTTGGCGGAAGTAATATTGTTACTAATGGTTTAGTGTTATGCTTAGATGCTGCTAATATAAAATCATATTCATCTGGATCTACTTGGACTGACTTAAGCAGTGCGCGTAACAATGGCGCAATACAATCAGGTGTTACCTATAATAGTTCAGGTTGGTTTGATTTTAATGGCACTAGTGGTTATGTTAATTTACCAACTACTACAGGATTCTCTTATGGAAGTTCTGCCGGAACTATTTGTGCTTGGGCAAAGACAAATACTATTACTGGAAGTTGGTCTTGGATATTTTCATATGGTGGAGTTGGCACCAACTTAGCTAGATTTATTGGTATAAATGGTAGCACTTATTATGCTGGTGGATATGCTAATGATATTTCAACTTCAGGACTTCCATTAAATACTTGGGTTTATATAACAGAAGTTTATGATGGTACTACTGCTTATCTATATGTTAATGGAGTTTTACTTGCTAGTGCAGTAAAACCTTGGTCAACATATGGCAGTGTAACTAATACGGGTCAAGTTGGTAGACAAGTAAATGGCGGAGAATATTGGAACGGTAGTATATCAGTAGTGCAAGTATATAATCGAGCATTAAGTGCAAATGAAGTTAAACAAAATTATAATGCATCACTAGGAAGATTTGTAATACCTCAAATTACGCTTCCTTCAGGGATTATTTGTTCATTAGATCCAGCAAATACTGCATCTTGGCCAGGAAGTGGATCTAACTTAATTGATTTAACTGGTAATGGTTATAACTTTGCTGCAACTTCTAGTGATTTTGCTACATATAATAATCAAACAGTTCTAAGATTAGATGGTAATGTAAGTCGTCGTGCAATAACAGGATTAAATATAACATTACCATATACTATATTAGCAGTGTCAAGATATAATGGATTAGGCTCAAATCGCAGAGGCAGAACAATCACATCAAATAGCAATAATTGGTTGATGAATCATTGGGGCACGAATAAAAGAACTTATTTTGCTGAAGGTTGGGTAAGTAATGGAGTCGCTGGTGGCTATGATAATGACTGGGTTATTGGTATAGTTACTGGAACTTCTGGAGATTATCGTTGTTTCTTTGATGGAACTACAGATAGTGCAGCGGCTCCAGCAGCAGGAACGGCCGCGCCAGGCACAATAGCATTAGGTGGTTGGGGTGCTTACCAAGAACCATCTAATTGCGACATTGGATTATTTTTAGTTTGGAATAGAGTATTGACTCAGACAGAAATAAGTAATGCATATAATGTAGTTCGTCAACGGTTTGGCCAATAATAAATAGAACATATAGGAAAACAATATGGCATTAACAGATAAAAATATAATAATTACACCAAATATTGGCGCAACTGCAGATCCTAAAATTGTTTTCAGTGGAGCAGACGCATCAACTTCTGCTCAAAATGTTACCATGCAGGCTTATCCTACAAGCAATGGTACGCTAAGTATTGATGGTTCAGTTGGTCAATTATTTAGTGTGACTTCCAGCATGACTGGGACTATATTTTCGGCAAATGATATTTCTGGTATTCCTAGTATTGAAGTATTAGATACTGGTTTAGTTAAAATAGCACAATACAATGGCAATGTTACACTAGGAAGTACTGTAGCAACTAGCTCAGTAGATATTGGTAATGGTGCTACAATATCTGGTTCTACCAAAACTATAAGTGTAGGATCTAATGGTGTGGCTGGTTCAACAACTAATATAAGTGTTGGTAGTTCAGCAGGTACTTCTAATATTGATCTATATGGTAGTGTGCTAGTTAAATCTGCTGCAGGTGGATTAGGTTATGGTGTTGGTTCAGGCGGCACGGTTACTCAAACTAGTAGTAGGGATAATACAGTCACAATAAATAAAATGACTGGCAAAATTATTATGTATGGAACTGATAATGGCAATGAGAGTGATTTTATAGTCAATAACAGCTTGGTTGGAGTAAATGATACTATTATAGTTACACAAAAAATTATAGGAAATAATAACGGAAATGGTGGAGTCTATAGTACATCACAAGCGGTGATTCTAACTAGAGTTGTTTCTGCCGGCATATTTAGAATATTTTTTACTCCTTATTCATCTTATTCTGAAGTTACTACACTTAATTTTACAATTATTAAAGGAAGCGCATCATAATGACTATTTTTCTAGCAGCAGTAACACATGAAATTAAAACAAATACATTAGAAGCAACTTGGCTTGAGGAAGTATTTGATATGGATAATAACCTAATTGAATATCGTAGAGCTAAATGTCGTAATTATTCTCCAGCAGAAAAAGCAGAATTTGAAAAAGATACTGGAACTACTATATACACTCAAATGGCTGGATGGCCAGATGTAGTTGAACCTCCACCTGTAGTAGAACAACCGATAACTCAAATCCCAGTTAATAAACGTGTTATACCAACACCACCAACAATGGCTTAAATTAAGGAAAAAAATTATGGCATTATCAAAAACAATTGAAACAAGTTTTGGAGTTGACGCAGTTTATTGGAATATCTTTTCTTTAAGAGAAGATTTTAAGAATGGAAATAATGAAGTTATTCTTTATGGATATGCATCTAAAGAAACTAGACTAGATAAAAAAGATCCAATTACAACCAGAATCATTTTAATAGAAGAAGATGAATATATTAAAGATGCTACTCGTGAAGCAGTTTATAATGCATTAAAATTAAGAGAAGAATTCTTAGAAGCAGAAGATTGCTAATAGTATAAATAATAGTATTACTGCAACATTATATAAATGGATTAAATGAAGAATTATAGACAACTAATCAAAGAATTGCCTTCTAAAAGCGTAGTGTTTGCTTTTGGTAGATTCAATCCGCCTACTATTGGGCACGAGCTCCTATTCAAAGTAGTTAAGAAATTAGCATCTTCCCATAATGCAGAATATGTAATATATGCATCACGCACGCAAGACAAGAAAAAGAACCCTTTATCAGTAGATCGTAAGATTCATTATTTGAAACTTATGTTTCCTGGTACCAACTTTGTTGCAGCTAATGAAGAAATTAGAACCTTCATGGAAGCAGCAAAACTTCTAAATAAAAAATACAAGAACCTCATCATGGTTGCAGGTTCTGATCGTGTTCCGGAATATACAAAACTACTTAATAACTATAATGGTAAAGAATATCATTTTGATACCATTCAAGTTATCTCTGCTGGTGAAAGAGATCCTGATTCAGATGAAGCATCTGGGATGTCGGCATCTAAGATGAGAGCCGCTGCTACAAAAGGTGATTATACTATATTTAAAAAGGGTCTACCTAGTTCAGTTAGAGAACTTGATGGTAAACTACTTATGAATGAATTACGCCATGGCATGGGTCTTGAATCTATTAAAGAACAAATTAATCTAGTTAAAGATGATCTACGTGAGCAATATTTTCGTGGAGAGATCTTTAATGTTGGTGATATAGTAGAATCAGATGATGAACTATATGAAATAGTTAAGCGTGGATCAAACCACTTACTATTAAAAGAACAATCAGGTAACTTAATATCCAAATGGATTCAGGACGTAACTATGACAGAAGATAAAAAAGGCTTATGGGATAATATCCATGCTAAGCAAAAGAGAATCAAAAATGGTTCTGGCGAACACATGAGAAAACCGGGTTCAAAAGGTGCTCCATCAGACCAAGACCTTAAAAACTCTCAAGTTAAAGAAGATCATATGTCAGAAGATCTTACAGATAAAACAATTAAGCCTAATGATAAACTAAAGGTTGCTAGAATTATTGCGGCATTCTTAGGTGTTGAAAGTCCTGAATCATTGTCTAACCCAGAACAAATTGTTAACATGGGTTTACGTAAGGCTCATTCTAAATCATTACATACAGATTCAATTGCTATGTTAAGAAAAATGATGACTCTTGCAGATGAAGTAGGTATTAATTATGACTCTAAACTGTTACCTAAAACAGTAAAAGAATCTATTGACTCTAGAGTTACTGTAGATACTAAATCAAATTACAATGCAGCAAAAGGTATTTTACGTTATTCGGACTTCAAGAAATTAATGAAGATGAATAAAGGTGAGGTGGATGAAGCTGCTGCTAAGGCACCAAATAAAGGCGAAAAGGATATAACAGACAGTCCTTCAAATGATGATACTGATAGACAAAAAACTGCGGGTGAACCAGATAAACTTACACCAGATGTTAATGCTCCTGCTTTAACTATTGCTACTCATGATCTAGAGAACCAAGGTCCTAGAGATTCTGAAGTAGGTAGTCAATATGGCCATGGTAATGATTCTCAATTACGCCGTCGTAAGGTTAATTATCAACGCGAAGAAGTTGAAATTGACGAAGATGTAATGTCTGCAGATTTTAATGTTGACCCAGTCACGGGTCGTAAATCTAGGGCGCATCGTATTGACTTTAAGAATAGTAAAACAAAGGGTAAATTAGATCATAAAGATATTGAAGAAGGTTCTAGTACTGAGTTTCAAGATAAACTTCGCGGTAGTGTGCCAAAAGGTAAAGGGCTTAAAAATACTGAGTTCCAAAATATCGTAGCCCGTAAGGATAAGAAAGACGCACATTGCCCAAGTTGCGGATTACATGCAAGTGATGAAGCTAAAGGTGGCAAGCACGGTAAGTTCTGTGAGCAGGCAAAAGAAAAGATTATCAAAAAAGTTCCATCACCAATTGTTAAGAAAGATATATTAGGTGGCGGTGCTAAATCACAGGCGTTTGATGCATTTTTTGGAGAAGAGACTGAAGAGCATGAAGTTGATAATATCTCTGAAAAAGATTTAGATCAAATTGCTAATTCAGTAGATACTATTGAAGATATTATTGACGCATATGATGATCATGAGTTAGCTATTATTGATGATGAAAATGGCGAAGAAATAGAAAAAGATATTAAAGAGGAAGTTCTTAATGAGGTTCTATCGCGTATGGAACGCATTAGAGCAAAGGTAAAGTTTGCTAGAACTAAATCTCAACGTGAACGTAAAACTAGAATAGCTCTTAAAAAGCATTCAGATAATACAACATTAAATGCTCGTGCTAGAAAATTAGCTATTAAACTAATTAAGACTCGTATTGGTAAAAAAGATCCAAGCAAAATGTCTATTGGTGAAAAAGAAAGAGTAGAAAAATTCTTAAGTACTAGAAAAGTATTGATTAACCGTCTTGCAATGAAACTTGTATCTAGAGTTCGCAAGATTGAGAATGATCGTTTATCTCACCATAAATATACAAAAAAATAATCATGTTAAATTTTAAAGAATATTTAGAAGAAAGTAAAAAAACTGGTTGTAACTGCTGGAGTGGATATAAAAGAGTTCCAGGAACTAAACCATGTGCTCCAGGTTCTTGCATGAAAGAAAATCAAGAACTGGATGAATATGCAGTTGATGCCAAAGGATATAAAAGTTCTACTGGTGGAATGACTAAAAAGGGTGTAGATGCTTATAATAGACAAACTGGTGGGCATCTTCAAACCGCAGTAACAACTAAGCCTAGTAAACTAAAAGCAGGTAGTAAAGCTGCAAATCGTAGAAAATCTTTTTGTGCTAGAATGAGTGGCGTAGAAGGCCCAATGAAAGATGATAAAGGTAGACCAACCCGTAAAGCATTGGCTCTAAGAAAATGGAATTGTTAAAGGAATAAATATAAAATGAATGAATTAATAGCAGCAGTTAGATTGGCATTAGGTAATACATTTTTTATGTATTACAAGACTCATGCATATCACTGGAATGTAGAAGGTATTGAATTTAGCCAATACCATGACTTCTTTGGAGAACTTTACGAAGATATTTATGGAGCGGTTGATCCTACTGCAGAGAATTTAAGAAAATTGGGTGTGTATGCTCCAATTAGTATTATGGAACTATATAACTATAAGACAGTAACTGAAGATTCAGTAATGCCAGTTTTATTAGTTGATATGTTATCAAATTTAATTGCGGCAAATAACGAAACATTTAATGCATTTAGTAAAGTATTTGATTTAGCAACAGCGCAAAAAGAACAAGGTTTAGCTAATTTTGCAGCTGATCGTATGGATCAACATCGTAAACATGGTTGGATGTTAAAAGCATCATTAAAGAAAATAGGATAATAGTATGAAATCATTCTCAGATTTACAAGAAGTATTAACTAAAAATACAAAAGCTTCTGAATTTATTGACGATTTTGTTAAGTCAAATAATCCTAAATTTGCTGGTAAATCTCCAGCAAAACGTAAACAAATGGCTCTTGCTGCTTATTATGCTAAACAAAACGAAGAAGTCATTAAAGAAGATCATTATGTACATGTTAATGATGGTTCTAAGTATGATGAAAAGCCACATGAAAAAGATGTTGAGCATGTTATGCATGGTGTTAAATCTCATGGTGGTGAACATGCTGGTCTTTCAGATAAGGGTGTAGTATTCAAATTCAAGTCAAAGACTGATGCTGAAGGTTTTAGATCTCATGTTAATAGATGCCCACATAGATCTTGCGATGCTCATCATATTGATGAATCAGTAAATGAAGGTGTATTTCAACCAAATGGTACTGATAACGTAGATTATGAAAAAGGCATGGGTGATAATGTTAGCCCTGATAAGAAAACTAAAAAGACTAAAGTTAATGGTGACATTAAGATTCTGAATGGTGAACAAGAACCTGCTATTAAAGAATCAGATGAAGCTTGGGCAGCATCACAAGAAAAGAAAAAAGAAGATCGTTTATCTAATAAAGATAAAGGAACTTTAGATAAAGTTCGTAGTTTAATGGCTAAAGAAAAGAAACCAGTTAAAGAAGCAGTTTACGTAGAAGAAAGCCGTACTGAATCTGGTGAACTATTTAAGAGTTTAGTAGACAGAGCGCATGCTGCTTCAGAACGCGGTGATCATACACAAGCTAAACGTCATCTTGCTAATGCACAAACTGCACGCTATGGTATTACATCAGGTAATATTGCTAAGCATAAGAAAAGCTTTGACAAATATAAAGAATTAAAACATTCTTATACTAACTCTGATGATCACGTAAGAGAAGATATTAGTATTGATGAAGCTCATAAGATTAATGACCGGGTAGAAATCATTAAGGGTTCTGCTAAAGGAACTAAAGGTCATATTGGCGAAATCCGTCATGGCGCATATAAAGGTGCTCCAAAAACTTATACAGTATATCATGGTGAAAATGGTGCAGTTCAAGTTCCTAAAGAACATATCAGAAAACTTAAAGAGCAGGAGGCGGTAATGCCTAGTTATACAAAAGAAGAAGTTGAAAAGTTAGATGAGATCTCAAAAGATACACTACGTTCATATGCTAATAAAGCATTTGCACAAGGTAATGATTTACATTACGATCTAGCTCATTCAAAAGGTGACAAAGCTACTGATGCTGAACGTGCTGTAATGAAAGCTAAATTATCTAAACGTAATGATGGTGTTATTAAAGCATCACAAAAATTAAACAGAGAAGACATGGATGAAGCTGCTATTGATCATCAACATAGAATTGCAAGAGATACAGTAAAGAATCCAAATAAATCTTTACTTGGTGGTCCTTCAGCTAAAGAAGCGGAAGAAACTTTAAGAAAAAAATATGGTTATGATGATAAGAAAATTGCTAAACTTAAAGAAGCTGTTGACACAGTTAAACGAGACGAAAAAGGTAAAGTTATTGCTTGGTCTCATGAAGGTGACTGGGAAAAAATGTCTACTAAAAACAAACAAGGTTTTGGTAAAGCGGCCAATCTAGCTGGTAAAGCAATGCAACAAACTAAGAAGCTAGCTAAAGAGGAAGTTGAAGAGATTGATGAAAAAGCTGCTGCTGGCGATTGGCATGTTCATGATAGTAAATCTGGTAAGATTCATAGCACGTATGATTCACACAGAAAAGCTATTAATGCCATGAAGAAGTTAAATGGTCAACATGATGGGTATGAAACACCAGGTGGTATTATTCAAAGTAAATATGCTGCAAGTGCTGCATCATACCATAAAGAAGATATTAATGAATCTGCGTGGGGCAGAGATAAGATGTCAAGTCTACGCCAAGCACATGATCGTCATATGGAAAAAGCTCTTGCTGCTAATAAAGCAGGCAATGACGAAGCTACAAAAGTACATCAACGTAAAATGCAAATGATTCAAGGTAAGATGCAAAAGCTTAAACAAAATGAAGAAGTTTCATTAGGCGAAGAGTGTGAAATCTTATTTGAATTAAACAAGAAAACTCTTGGTTCATATGTTAATAAAGCTAATGATCAATTAATGAAACATACTGCTTCAGTTAATTTCAAACAAGGCCGTGGTGATTCAGACGCATTTGCTTATGCTCATGATAAAGAAGCAGTAAGAAAAACTGCTAACCGTACCCAAGGCGTAAAAACAGCTATTAGTAAATTGACTAAAGAAGAAGTTGAAGACTTTATGCAAACTGAAGCATATGATCAATTAGATGAGTTGTCAAAAGATACATTGAAATCTTATGTTGGTAAAGCTTCACAAAATGCTAGAATCCAAGGCATGATGCAAATGGATTATGCACATAGAAGTAAAAAGGCAAAGAGCTCTGGTATGAAAAATGCTTGGGATAAAATGTCACGTGATGCTATGAAAACTGGTTGGAAACGTGAAGATGGTATCAAGACTGCGGTAAATAAATTAACTAAAGAAGAAGTAGAACCTATTGATGAGTTATCAAAGAAAACTTTAGGTTCATATGTTAAGAAGGCTGCACTATCTCAGCATTATGATAATAAGAATTTTAACAGTAAAGAAACAAATAATAAAGACACTCAATCAAATGATGAAAAAATTGCAGGTGTAAAAAAATCATCAAAACGAACCATGGGTGTTATGAATGCTATTAATAGATTAACTAAAGAGGACAATATGTTAACATATTCTGAATTCATGGCTCAACTGGCTGAAGGTAAAGCTGATGATTTAAAAGACAAACTAGCTGCTGATAGAGAAGCTAGATTAAACAATTATGACTACAGTCACGAGAAAGCTGCTAAGAAATCTCCAGTACAAAAAGTCAAAGGACATAGTTATGGCGCTGGTGAAGAAGAAGGAGAAGATGATGAAGGTACTACTAAAACATCTAAACCTACTTCTGAAAAACGTGGACGTGGCCGTCCAACTGGATCAAAGTCCGGTGCTAGAGTATAAATAAAAAATAATCAAGGAGAATTAAAATGGCTTTATGGGGAAAAAAAGACGGTGCAGTTATTCAAGGCACTAGTATTTCAGTAACTCAGGCATCTACTGCAGTTACTGGTTCAGGTACTAAGTTTCTTACTGATATTAAACCAGGTGATGTATTACAAATCACTTCAGGTACTACAACAAAGAATCGTGTTGCAGCAATTGCTAGTGACACTGCTTTAACTTTAACTGATAACTTTACTGGCACTACTGCTGCATCTTTATCAGTAACTTCAACAGCAACTGTTGCTTTACAACAACAACCAAAATATGTTTACTTTAATGCAAATACTGGTGTTGGTGGTAAAGCTGGTTTGGAAAAAGTATTTGGTGTTGATGTAACAGAAGCTCAACTTAAAGCTAACCGCGATAAGGGTATTAAAGTTCCAGGTTGGACACGCTTTGTAACATATACAGATGCTCAAGGCAATACACGTCGTAAAGTAGAATGTCTAGTTGCAATGGGTTCAGGCGAAACACAAGCTGTTGCTGGTGACGCATTAGATGATTCAACAGTAGCTGATAGTTAATAAATGGGGCTTCGGCCCCTATTTGATATGAATGAAAATTTGAACGAAGATAATTTCTTATTGCTTGCGATGCATCATTATGATAACCCGCAATGTACCAGTATAGTTGAATTTGAAGAGGACATGAAGCGATTCTTGTACCTTAAGAAACTATTTTTTAGATATAAGTCCAATGATGAGTTAAGAGAACGTTTGATTCTCAATCATATTATTATATTATATAATGTCTTTGGTGATAATACTACAAAGATGTTATTTGCTAAGATAGAAAAAGAATGCTGGGACAGTTTGGTTACATTTCTAGTTTACCTAGAGCGTATGCCAGATTCTATTCCGGAATTTGGTATAGTATTGTCTAAAATTAAATTAGATGAAACTATAATTAATACCCTAAGGAAAATTTAATGGCAAGGATTGTCGACAATTTAATTGCATTTAGAGTCTTAATGATGTTGGTGACTCCATTTGAAGAGACAGATGCCTACAAATATGGTATTATTGACAAGAATGGCAAAAATCTTATTAAAATGTCTGATTTGAAAACAGAAGAACAAAAGTCTTCTTATTCATATTTGCATCGTTTGGTATTTAATCTTAAACGTATTTTAAATAAAATACCTGGTGGCGATACTAAATTAAAGAATATTGTTGCGGCAATGTTTTTATTAAAAGAAACATATGAAGGTCGCCAAAATTCTGCTTTTCTAGAAGAAACCTTGCTTAATATATTAGAATCTAATGTAATTTTAGTTGAAGAAACTATATTTGTGCAAGAAGCTTTAAAAGCCAAAAAGAAAGAACTTGAAGAAGATGGTGAAGGTGCTATGCCAACTAATGGTATTGCCAATAGAACCGGTGCTTCAATTTCAACTGATGCTCCAGTTATTCGGAAAAAAGATATTAATAAATATAAATCTCAGAATGCTGGTGTTTTATCATTAGCTCGTAGAAATGTTAAGGTGATGTAATGAACTTTTTAATTTGGTTACCAGATTTTATTTGGCATTTAATGGTATTTATTGGTGTAATTGGTTTATTTGCTTCTGAGTTATTGGGATCAATCCCATTTGTAAGCACATATATAACTAAATATACTACTCCTATTAAAGGTACAGCAATATTAATATTATTAGCTGGTATATATATGGAAGGTGCTCTTGCATATCAGTCATATTGGGATGTTGAAGTTAAAAATGCACAGATTCAAGCTGCAAAACAAGAAACTAAAGCAGCTGAAGCAACAGTAGATGTAATTACAAAATATGTTGATAGAGTAAAGATTGTTAAGGAGAAGGGCGATGTTGTTATTAGAGAAATTCCAAAGTATATCACTAAAGAAGTTGACGCTAATTGCATTATTCCTGAGTCTTTCCGGATGCTCCATACTGACGCCAGTCGAAACGAAATTCCCGAAACCACCAGAATTATTAATGACACCAGCTCCGAGCCACTTGCAGGATTTGGATCCAAATGAACCAGTAACATTGAGTAGTTTAATTAGGACTATGTTTAAAAACTATGGGACGTACTTTGAAACAAAAGAAAAATTAACCGCCCTACAAGAATGGGTACGATCTCAGGAAAAGATACAAAATGACCATTGATTCGCAAGTTAAGGTGATGGAGTCCATTGTTGAAAGAATGGATTCATCTATAGAAAAACTTACTGAAGTTAGTAATAATATTGGTAAGTTATTGGCAGTTCATGATGAACGTCTAAATAACCTTGAAAAAGATAACAACAAGGTTGATGACAACATTAAGGACATTCATTCTCGGATTACTACTATCTCTAGAGAGATCTGTGACAAGATTGATTCTGTTGAAGGTATGATTGAAAATAAATTAAAAGAATCTGCTGACAATTCATCAAAGCAGCACGCAGAAATCAAGAATGATATTGAAAATAAAATTAATGTACTAGCAAGTAGAGTTAGTGTGTTAGAAACTTGGCGTTGGATTATTATTGGTGGAGCTACTGTTATAGGTTATTTAGCAGATAAAACTATTAAGTTATTCACTGGCCACTAACCTATATAGATATAGTATCACACTCCAGAATTAAAGTACAATTTATTATGAAAAACTTTGACATCAAATGGGTCTCTATGGCCCTGTTTATCTTTGGCGGAACAGTGTTTGCCTTAAAGTTACCTTTTATGAAATGGGGTGTTCCCTGTTTTGTTGTAGGCCATATGATTAATCTTTGGTACTTTTTAGTACATCATAAAAGTAAACCCCTCATCTATCAAAACACATATTTCTTATTGTTAAATCTGTATGGAATTTATGTCTGGTTCTTAAAATAACAGTGTACATTAAATAGAATATAGTGTATAATCTTCATATGAGTGGAGAATTATATGCTTTATATTGATACTAAATACGTTTCATTACTATCCTATAAGTTAAGAAATTTTAAACAAAAGTCCCAGAACTATTGGAACTTCTCTTGCCCGGTATGTGGTGATTCAAAAAAAGATTCACGTAAAGCCCGTGGTTATGTGATGCTTCATAAAACTACTCTTATGTATAAATGTCATAATTGTGGTTTGTCTTGCGCATTTGGTAATTTACTTAAACGAGTTGACTCAGGGTTATACTCAGATTACACTCTTGAAAAATATAAAGAAACAACATCCCATAATACTCCATATGCAAAAATTACTCTTGAAGATATTTTTAAAGAGGAACCAAAGAAATTAATTGACGGTATTTTAGACTCTATTGACCCTGTTGATAAACTACCAATGACTCATCCAGCTTTAGCATATCTTGTAAGACGTAAAATTCCTCATGATAAATGGAATTTATTCTACTTTGCTCCTAAGTTTAAATCTTTTACTAATGTTGCAATGGGTAAAAATAAATTTGTAAATATGGAAAATGATGTACCACGTTTGGTTATTCCATTCTTTAATAACCATGGCAAATGTTTTATGTTTCAAGGCAGAGCATTTGGTAATGAGGAACCTAAATACTTTTCTATTAAGTTAGATGATGATGCAGAAAAAGTTTATGGTCTTGAACGTGTAGATTATACTAAACGTGTGTATGTTACTGAAGGCCCAATTGATTCACTGTTTATTCCTAATGGATTAGCTGTAGCAGGCTCTACTCTTGACATTGAATTATTTAGATCTATTAAAAGTAATGTTACCTTAATTCCTGATAATGAACCACGTAATAAAGAAATTATGAAACAAGTAAAAGGTTATATTGATAAAGGGTATTCAGTTTGTTTATGGCCAGATAATATAGTAGAAAAAGATATTAATGAAATGATTCTATCTGGTAAGTCCCCAGACACTATTTTAGAAACCATAAATAAAAACACCTATACAGGGTTGGCAGCACAACTTAGATATAATAATTGGAGAAAAGTATGAGTGATGATTGGAATGAAGATAGAGTAGATATTGTAGGCCAGAATGGTAATGATGGAATACATTATGATGAATTAGGTGAGAAAAAACTAAAGATTTTAGTCACCGGCTGCACCGGTTACATTGGTTCTCACCTCTGCAAGGTGCTTTTCGAAAGAGGTTATGATGTTATTGGCCTTGATAAAGATCTTATGCAGAATGATGTTTCTAGGTGGGTTTCTAAGTTTATTCATTCTGACGTACGTCGTACATGCATGATTAGAGAAAAATTCGATGTTATTGTACATTTGGCTGGATTAATTTCAGTTGAAGAGTCAACAAAGAAACCTGCATATTATTATGATACCAATCTAAATGGTACATTGAATATGTTAAGTCAAATTGATTATGAAACTCATTTCATTTTTGCTTCTACTGCTGGTGCCTTTGATCCTCAGTCTCCATATGCTAGATCAAAAGTTGCTGCCGAAGATATTATTAAAGAACAAGCAGAAGGTTATACAATCTTTCGTTTCTTTAATGTGGCAGGATCTGATGGGTTCAATTCTCAACAAGGAGCTTCTACACATTTAATTCGTATTGCGGCTGAAGTAGCGGCTGGTACTAGAACTCATATGTATATTTATGGAAATGATTATAATACACCCGATGGTACATGTGTTCGTGATTATATTCATGTAGTAGATCTAGCAAATGCAATTGCCAATGCCATTAAAGAAGGTCCAAAGAATACTCCTTATGAGTGTATTGGTTCTGGTAAAGGTTATTCAGTTAAAGAAGTAATAGATACTATGAGTAAAGTTATTGGAAAGACTATTGAAGTTAAATATACTACTCGTAGAGAAGGAGATCCTGCTTCTTTAGCAATTGATAACCAATTTGATGGACTAGAGATCAAACATACTCTTGAAGATATGTGTAGATCAGCTTGGCAAGCAGAATTAAAAAGAAATGATGTACTTTAATTCTGTTTTATGTTATAATGTAAGTATTAAGTGGAGATTTTATGAATATTTTAATCACGGGAATGAATAAACTGCAATGTACTAGAGATTTTTATCTACAGCAGCAGCTTAAAGTAGTTCCATCACATTACTCATTGATTCGTTGTCTAGAGGACATGGGTCATACAGTAACCCAAAGACCTGTAGAAATTGGTGAATCATTAGATGAGTATGATGAAGTCATTTGCTTTATTCATAATCCTTCTGGTTTTGCTGGGTTTGTTTATAATGCTTTATGGGCAATCTCGCAAAAGCCAAATTGTATTCTAGCATTTGATGATTGGCAAGTAGACTCTATCTACTCTGGATTACTGGCTCTTAAAGATAAAGAAAAACTATTCCGTAAGTATGTTAAGGATGGTCATGTATTAGTGCCTGATAATATTGAAACTTATAGTGATGTTCTAACTGCAGCAATTGAAAAGGTTGAAGCAAAAACAAATAGAATGTTAATTTCTGCTTTTGCCGGTGGTGATTTAAGTTTATTGATTGATTATCCTAAAGAGTTATTATTCTCTTATAATCCAAATCCATATCATTTGAATCGTCAACCTGAAGAATTGGGTGGATCATTATTCTTTGATGAAACACCAGCAAAAGAACGCGTATTCAACTTTGCGGGTCTTGTACAAGATAAGACTAAGAAATGGTTGAAAGCTCAAGGGGTTGATAAGACTTCATGGCCGCTTAAACAATATGGTTCACGCAAGGATGGTCAGGATCGTGTAACTGAAGATGTGATGGTATCTATCTATTCACAACAATGGGGTATCTTAATGCCAGGTTATTTCCATGCTGGATCAGGTTGGTGGAGAGCTCGTCCTTTACAAGTCGCAGATGCAGGTTCTATTCTGATTGGTGATCCAAAAGAGATGGTATTATATTATGGTGATGATCGTTTAGCTAATATACAAGCAAAAGATCTAATTAATTTAACTGATGATGATTTAGTTGAATTAGCATCTCAACAAAAATCTGCCATATATAATAAACACCCATTAGATAAAGCAGTACAGAGAGCGGAGATTGATACATGTCTAAAATCTTAGTAGTTGGCGCAGGTTTTTCAGGAGCAGTAATTGCTCGTACTCTTGCCGATGCTGGGCATTTTGTAACTGTGATTGATAAGAGAGACCATGTTGGTGGTAATTGCTATGACTATGAGAATGAGCATGGTATTCGTATCCACAAATATGGTCCTCATATCTTCCATACTAATAATAAAGATGTAGTTGATTGGGTATCTCAGTTTGGTGAATGGGTACCTTATCAACATAAAGTAAAAGCTATCCTAAAGGATGGCCGTTACGTTACGCTTCCTGTTAACAAAGAAACTAAAGAGATTGTTGGTGAAGAGAATATCATTGACACATTCATTAGACCATATACTAAAAAGATGTGGGATAAAGAGATTGAAGAACTTGATCCATCTATTCTATCACGTGTACCAATTCGTGATGACATGAATGAGTTGTATTTCCCAAATGATGAATATCAGCTGATGCCAAAACATGGTTACACTGTTATCTTTGAAAACATTTTTGATCATCCAGATATTGATGTAAAATTAGGAGTAGAATATGACAAATCGTCTAACATTTTCTTTGACTTTATTTTCAATAGTATGCCTATTGATCAGTTTTTTGATTACGTGCATGGGGAGTTACCATATCGATCTATTAAATTCCACCACGTGGACTTACCTAGCCCTTCTGTTCTTCCAGTTCCTTGCGTTAATTTCACTCATAGTGGCCCATATACAAGAATGACAGAGTGGAAAAAGTTTCCTAATCATGGTGAAAATGATCAGATGACTACTATTACATATGAAGAGCCATGTGATTATAAACAAAATAATATGGAAAGATATTATCCAGTTAAGGACTTAAAAGGTAAAAACAGGGATATATATAAAATGTACAGAGAAATGACTCCACCAAATATGGAGTTTATTGGACGATGTGGAATGTACGTTTATGTAGATATGCATCAAGCAATTGCATCATCATTAGCAACAGCAAAGAGATTTATAGATAATAATTGAGGAAATTATGGAAGAAACCGTACACGGGATTAAGGTAGACTATTCACGAGATTCATTGTTTGATGAATTAGGAATGATTAGATTAAAAGAAAGTTATTTACGAGATGATGAAGCATCCCCTCAAGAAAGATTTGCATATGTTTCTAGTAAGTTTGGTAGCAATCCTGAACACGCTCAACGTTTATATGAGTATTCATCTAAACATTGGTTATCTTATGCCACTCCTATCCTATCTTTTGGGCGTTCTAAGCTTGGCTTACCTATTTCATGTTTTTTAAATTATATTGAAGATACTGCAGCTGGATTAGTTAATAACCTATCAGAGACAAATTGGTTGTCAATGATGGGAGGTGGTGTTGGTATTGGTTTTGGTATCCGTTCAGCAGATGCTATTTCTACTGGGGTTATGCCTCATTTAAAGATCTATGATGCATCTTCTTTGGCGTATCGTCAAGGTAAAACTCGTCGTGGTTCTTATGCCGCATATTTAGATATTGATCATCCTGATATTATTCAGTTTATCGAAATGCGTAAAGCAACTGGTGATCAGAATATGAAGGCTTTGAATCTACATCATGGTGTTAATATCTCAGACAAGTTTATGGATATTATTGAAGCATGCATGTTGGACTCAGAAGCAGATGATAAATGGGATCTTATTGATCCACATTCAAATGAAGTACGTGAAACTGTATCTGCAAAAGCTTTATGGCAAGAGATCCTTGAATTACGTATGCAAACTGGTGAACCGTATCTACATTTTATTGATGAATCAAACCGTAAGCTACCTCAATGGCTTAAAGATAAAGGTCTTAAAGTACATCAATCAAATCTTTGTTCAGAAATTATTTTACCTACTAACGAAGAACGAACAGCAGTATGCTGTTTATCTTCACTAAACCTGGAGTACTATGATGATTGGAAGCAAGATCCTCTCTTTCTTCGAGACACTGCTGAAATGCTCGATAATGTGTTACAATATTTTATTGACAATGCTCCTGATGTTATCTCTCGCGCTCGTTTCAGTGCCAGTCGTGAGCGCAGTATTGGTATCGGCGCTTTGGGATGGCATGCTTTATTGCAAAAGAAAGGCATTCCCTGGGAAAGTGCTTTAGCAACTGGTCTTAATAAAGGTATATTTAAATATGTGAAAGGTAAATTAAATGAGGCAAACTTGGAATTGGGGAAAAAACGTGGAGAGGCTCCAGATGCTGTTGGTACTGGTAATCGTTTCAGTCATCTTATGGCAATTGCTCCTAATGCCAGTTCTTCAATTCTTATGGGGAATACTAGCCCATCTATTGAACCTTTTAGGGCTAACGCATATCGTCAAGATACTTTAAGCGGATCTCATTTGCATAAGAATCAATATCTAAATAAAGTTATTGATAAATATTGTGCAGAACAAGGTAAAGACTATTCTGCAGAGATTTGGTCTTCAATCATTGCAAATGATGGTTCAGTTCAGCATTTAACATGGATGGATGATTACACCAAAGATGTGTTTAAAACATCTATGGAGATTGATCAGCGTTGGGTTGTGCAACATGCTGCAGATCGCCAAGAATATATAGATCAAGCGCAGTCACTTAATGTATTCTTTAGACCAGATAGTAATATCAAATATATCCATGCGGTACATTTTATGGCATGGAAACTTAAATTAAAAACAATGTACTACTGCCGTTCAGATAAGATTGCTAAGGCAGATAAAGTATCTAAGAAAATTGAACGCGAAGTTATTGCTGAGATTGATTTAAGATCTTTAGCTGAAGGTAATGAGTGTTTAGCATGTGAGGGATAATTAATGCCGTTGTATGATTACAAATGTGTACCTTGCAATAAGGTATTTGAAGTAAAGAAAAGTGTAAATGATCCAGATCCATCAGAGTGCCCTTCTTGTAAATGTGGTCCAGTTGAAAGATATCATGGAAGTGATACTGGGGCTTTGGTTCAATATAAGGGTAATGGCTGGATGAAAACTGGCGGAAAATATTAAGGGAATATATGGCTAAAGCAAAATCAAATTTAATGGATGAACGTAATTATTTTAAACCGTTCAACTATCCTTGGGCTTATGATGCTTGGTTAAAACATGAGCAAGCACATTGGTTACATACAGAAGTACCAATGATGGAAGATGTAAAAGATTGGAAAAAGAAACTTAATCAAAATGAAAAAGACTTCCTAACAAATATCTTTAGATTCTTTACTCAAGGAGATATTGATGTGGCAGGTGGATATGTTAATAACTATTTGCCGCATTTTCCACAACCAGAAATTAGAATGATGTTGATGGGCTTTGCTGCACGTGAAGCTCTTCATATTGCAGCTTATAGCCATTTAATTGAAACTCTTGGACTACCTGAATCAACTTATAATCAGTTCCTAGAATATCAATCTATGAAGGATAAACATGATTACGTTATGGACCTTAGTTCGAAAAATGGTACATTGGAGTCTACTGCTCGGCATATTGCTGTCTTTAGCGCTTTCACTGAAGGCATGCAGCTTTTTAGTAGTTTCATTATGCTCCTCAATTTCCCGCGTCACGGGCTAATGAAGGGCATGGGTCAAATTGTTACTTGGTCTATTGTTGATGAAACAATGCATGCCGAGAATATGATTAAACTCTTTAAAGAATTCATTAAAGAAAATAATGAGATCTGGAATGATGAATTAAAAGGTAAGATCTATACTATTGCTGAAAAGATGGTTGAACTAGAAGATAAGTTTATTGATCTATGTTATATCAATGGTGATATGAGAGATCTTAAAGCAGAGGATGTTAAAGAATATATTCGATATATAGCTGATAGACGTTTAATTAGCCTTGGAATGAAAGGTATCTTTAAACGCAAAAAGAATCCATTACCATGGGTTGAAGAGATGATTAATGCTCCTGTACATGGTAATTTCTTTGAGAATAGGGTTACTGATTATGCAAAGGGTGCTTTATCAGGTTCATGGACTGACGTTTGGAGTAAAGAATAATGTATGAAAACGCTGATGCAGCAGTTGCTGCCTATATAGAACGTATAACACTATTAGCACAAGAAGTAGAAACTGAAGATCCTATTGATTGGGGTATGCTAGAGATATCTGAAGAAGATGCATACAAATTAATTGCCATGAGTACAGTTAACAAATTTGATAAATATAATGTACAAGAGAGAGATATCATGATTGCTACTATCACTAAGCTAGTAGTTGAAAATTTTGTACTTAATTTAAAACTAAAAAAGGTATCAAATGGCAACTAAGTACTTCGAGTGCGATCACTGTGAAGCACAAGGAAAGATTATAATGAAGGATGATACAAGGTTAGAAGATATCGTTTGCTGTCCAGTATGTGGCGGCGATATTTACGAAGAGGAAGATTTTTCCGAATCGTAATGACTTGGTATTTTAATAATCAACCTATAGAAGAGATTGAACCTCAATATTTAGCATTTGTATATCTCATTACGAATATACAGACCGACAAAAAATATATCGGGCTAAAGACAACTAAATCCATGAAGACTAAAACCGTCAAAGGCAAAAAGAAACGGTTTAAAATCGAATCTGACTGGCGAGACTATTGGTCTTCATCTGAAGAATTAAAGAAAGACATTGAGTTGTTGGGTAAGGAATCTTTCAAAAGAGAGATTCTTTACTTTTGTTTAAACAAAGGCACAGCAAATTATCTGGAAGCCCGTGAGCAATTTGATAAAAGAGTATTAGAGAATCCAGACGAATGGTACAACGGTATCATTAATTGCCGCGTACACTGGAGTCATGTTAAAATTGAAAACAAAGTATAAAACAATCTGTATATCAGATTTGCATCTTGGCACTAAAGACTGCAAAGCACATCTACTAAATAATTTCCTAAAACATCATACATGCGATAACCTATTTCTAATAGGAGATATCATTGATGGTTGGAAAATCCAACAGAACAAATGGGTATGGAAGCAATCACATACCAATGTTATAAATAGCTTACTAAAATATTCAAAGCAAGGCGTTAAAGTAACTTATGTTACTGGCAACCACGACGAATTCTTACGTCCATTTGTTAATCAATTTTCTTTAGGTAGTATTGATATTTGCAATCAAGCAGAGTATACAGATATTGATGGAAATAAGTTATTGATTACTCATGGTGATATGTTTGATGGTATTACAGACATGGCCAAATGGATTAGTCTCTTAGGAGATTCAGCGTATGATTTTGTTTTATGGCTTAATAATCATTTTAATTATATTCGCCATAAATTTGGATTTGGTTATTGGAGTTTAAGTAAATATCTCAAACACAAAGTTAAAGGTGCAGTAGGATTTGTATTTAAGTTTGAAGATAATGTTACACAATACGCACATCGTAGAGGATTTGACGGAGTAATATGTGGACATATTCATACTCCAGAAATTAAAAAAGTTAATGGTGTAATCTATATGAATGACGGAGACTGGGTTGAATCATGCTCAGCTTTAGTAGAGCATGAAGATGGACTTTGGGAAATAATTTATTGGAAGGAAACAGAATGAAAGTAAAAAAGATTCTTAAGAAAATGTATAAAGCTTGTGTTGAGCATAACAAGAAACAAGAACACAAGATGTGGAAAAAGGCTTTAAAGAAAAGTCTAAAAAATAAAAAGACTCAGGCTATCCAATGATATATTTAATGTTCTTATCAGCTTTAGCACTTTCAGCTACTGCGGCATATTACAGTATAGCAGGTCTTGTTGCTATATTCTCTGCTGCGGTAGTTCCTATTATTATTATGGGGTCTACACTAGAGGTAGCTAAACTAGTGGTAGCCTCCTGGTTATATAAAAATTGGAAAGAAGTTCCGTTAATGATGAAGACTTACTTCACCATTGCGTTAATTATTCTTATGTGTCTTACCAGTATGGGTATCTTTGGTTACCTATCAAAGGCGCATTTGGATCAAGCAGTACCAACCGGTGATGTAGCAGCAAAGGTTGCTTTAATAGATGAAAAAATTAAAACAGAAAAGGAAACTATAGATGCAGCTCATAAAACAATTACTCAACTTGATTCTCAAGTGGATCAAACCATTGCCAGAACCTCTAACGATTCAACCGACAAGGGGATTGGAAGATCCATTGCCATTAGAAAGTCCCAAGCCAAAGAGCGAAAAGACCTCTACAGCACCATCCAAGCCAGTCAAACCGAAATTTCCAAGCTCAACGAAGAAAAAGCCCCAATCTCCAGCCAGCTCAGGAAAGTCGAAGCAGAAGTCGGGCCAATAAAGTACATCGCTGCCTTAATTTATGGTGACAGTCTAGACCAGTCTTTCCTAGAGAAAGCAGTTCGAGTTGTCATCATGATGATTGTCTCAGTATTTGATCCTCTTGCAGTTCTTATGTTAGTTGCGGCTAATTGGTCTATGAAACATCTTCGTAAAGAAGAAGATGTACCTCATGACGATGATCCTAATTTTGATGATTATGATGATGAGGAAGTTTGGGATGACTTTTTTAAAGAAGAACCAATATCTGAAGAGCCAAAGAAAGAATGGGATCCTAAGTTTAACCTTGATCCTAAGCCAACATATCTAGATAAAGAATGGGTGCCTATTCCTTCAGGTGAACCAGTAGTAGCTTCAAATGGATCATCATTGGGGGTAACAACAAATACTACTACCATAGAACAAGATATTAAAGAATTGCAATCTAGATTTAATTGGATAAAATAACTGTGTACATTAATTCAATATTAGTATATAATGACCTTACAATCTAAATAAGGAAATATCTATGGCTGGCAAAGCAACCTCAGTATATCTAACAGTATCTGATAAAGTAACTCACAAAACAGCACTTCATAAAGTTTTCTTTAGGATGGCAGATTTAAATACTTATGTTGCAGATCCTAAATTCATAGAAAAATATCCAATTGATAAGTTTTATATTACAAAAGAAATTTATTAAAAAGTGAATAAAACAGTGTACATTAATTCATAATTAGCTTATAATAACATATAAATTGATTAACTGAGAAAGAAACTATATGAAAACAGCAAAACAACACTTCGAAAATACCTACATGGATAACAATGTTATTCGTTGGGTTTCAAATAACACAGTTCCACCAACAGACATATTGGCTGATTTATGTGTTGCAGGTTATATCACATCTGAAATGCTTTACAACAGCATTGACACTAAGAAAAAAGAAGATGATGCTTTCTTAAACCAGTACATTGCTAACCGCCGCAAGTATGGTTACTCAGACGAAGAAAAAGCTGAAATGGCAAATGCATTTGCAGGTGAAACAGTAATTGATATTTTTACAGGTGAAGAAGTTCAATATGCTTAATTTGAATTTCATATTAAAATGGGTTGCAACGGCAATAACTCTTGCTGGTGCCCTGTTAACCTCTCTAGATATCCACCCACTAAATTTATATGTTTTAAATATTGGTACAATCATCTGGCTCATTTGGGCTATCCGTGTTAAAGAAACAAGTTTAATTGTAGTAGATATTGGGCTATTGGCATGCTATGCAATTGGTCTTTTCATTTAAATGTTTATTAAGGAGAAAGTATGAAAGCAGATAGTAATTACAACATGTCTAAGCCAACCAAAAAGTTGTTGGCCACCATTAAGGATAAGACTCAGCGCAATGCTTTTAAAGCAGCAATGATCCAAGCTGAAGTTGATTATGCTTTTAATAAAAAGAAAGCAATGTCTTCTAAGAAAGAAACTAAGGAGGCAGCATGATTGAATTTACAATTGAAGGTGTTTTAGAATTACTTCGTAGTGTTGATAATAAAGGAGTTATGGTTGAATTCACAAAGAAAGATGGTACAGAAAGAAAAATGTTGTGCACTCTTGCTGAAGCCCTCATCCCAGAAGATGCTCGTCCAAAAACCAAAGACACAGAAGTCATTGCAGAAGCAACAGCCGATGTTATTCCAGAAGCCTGCCGTGTCTATGACTTAGAAAGTCAAGGTTGGAGATCTTTCCGTTGGGATTCAGTTCACGCAATTTCTGTTTGGGAGTAATACATGATTAGCAATGAAGTAGACCGTAAGAAATTTAAAGACGCACTGCAGGAGATTGCAGATAGTTATACACGAGTGTCTGCAGAAAAAGATCTCGTTAAAGACATTATTGCAGATCTATCTGAGACCTTTGAGTTACCTAAGAAAACCATATCTAAATTAGCTAAGGTTTATTATAAACAAAATATGACTCAAGAAGCTGAAGAGTTTGATGAACTTGAAACTCTTTATGAAGAAGTCGTAAATCTGGTAAAATAATAGTGTACATTAATTGGGCTTTGTTATATAATAGTATCTTAATTAGTCAAGGAGACTCTCATGGCAACTGAAGCCCAATTAGAACGTAAGCGTAATAAGTTAGAAAAGGCTACATCAATGATGCGTGGTGGTGCAGGTGAACCACTTGTATCAGAAAAGAATTACAAAGTTGAATTAATGCTAGCTCTTAATTGGTATAATGCCAATGAGGAGTCATCACGTTTAACTAAGTATGGTATTGAGTACCTCAAGCTCAATAAGTTAGATGATTACATCAAGTACTTCAATCTTGCATCAGATCATGAGACAAATCAAATGTCAATCCTGATGCGATTGAATACTCGTGGCGAATATCTATCTGAAGAACATAAAGCAATTATTGGTGCACGTCTTGCCAATATCAAAGCAAAGTATACTGAGAAACTTGCAGAGAAGATCGAAGAAAAGAAAGATGCTCCTTCTGTACCATCAGTAATGGACAGAGTAACTGAAGTAGCACGTAAGCACATGGCTGAAATTGATTACGAGATTGATAAGTTTGCTAAGAACAAATCATCAGACTTTTCTCTTAAGGCATACATTGCTAAGAATGGTTTATCTACTGCAGTTACTCGAAAGATCGGTGACTTCTACAAGCGTCTGTTGAGTGAGATCAATGAGACAATGATTGATGATGATGAACAATTAGTTGAAGGCTATAACTTCCTAACTAATGCACAACTCAAAAAATTCCAATCACTTGTAGAAGCAATCGTTTCTGACGCTGAAGGCCATGCTCTTGTAGTTAAAGCAACACGAGCACCACGTAAACGTAAAGAAAAACCAGCTGGCCATCAAGTAGCTAAGATGCAGTTCTTACAGGAATTCTCTGAATTAGGTCTTACTAGTATCCATCCTACTAAGATTGTAGGTGCTAGCCAATTATGGATCTATAACACTAAGAACAAAAAGCTTGGAGTCTACTATGCAACAGGTTCTAGTGGGTTTAGTGTGAAGGGTACCAGTCTGTTAGGATGGGATCCTGAAGTCAGTGCTCAGAATGGATTACGTAAACCTGCAATTACCATTGATGAAGTAATGAAAGGTGGTAAGATGCAACTACAGAAGATCTTAAGTAAGCTTACAACAGTAACTACTAAGATGAATGGTCGAATCAACTCAGACACTATCTTATTGAGGGTTTTATAATGATTATATTGGACTACAATCAAGTAGTGTTATCAAACATCTTTGCCTTTCAGGCGGACTTGACTCGTAACCTCAAACAAGAACGTATTGCTGACTCAGTTAATATCATTCGACATGCTGTACTAACATCCATTAAATTCTATAAAAAGAAGTATGGTAAACAGTATGGTGAATTAGTTATTGCTTGTGATGGTCGTAACTACTGGCGCAAGGAAGTCTTTCAATACTATAAAGCTGGTCGTGCTAAGGCTAGAGATAAGTCTGACCTCGATTGGAAATTTGTATTTGAAACTCTTGCTGCCATGCGTGAAGACCTAGATCAATACTTTCCATATAAGGTCATTAACGTAGAACGCTGTGAAGCTGATGATGTTATTGCCACACTGACTAAGTGGACTCAATCGAATGGATTTGTATCTCAAGGACTCATAGAAGAGCCCCAGGACGTACTTATCGTTTCATCTGATAAAGACTTTAAGCAATTACAAAAGTATTCTAATGTTCGTCAGTGGTCACCTATGCAAAAGAAGTTTGTAGAAGGTGGCAAGTTAGGTGAATACTTAATTGAACATATTGTACGAGGCGATGGCGGTGATGGCATTCCGAATATGTTTAGTAAAGATGATGTGTTTATTAATTCTGAAGATCGCCAAACTCCTGTGACTGCTAAGAAGCTTGCAAGATTTATTGAAATTGGTAGAGATGCTTGTGAAAATGATGATCAGCGCCGCAATTGGGATCGTAACCAAAAACTAGTTGACTTTGAATTTATTCCAGAAGATGTATCTAAATCTATTATAGATACCTATATAACCAAAAAGGTTAATGGTGATAAGATGTCAATTATGAATTATCTTATTAAAAATAAATGTAGTCTTTTATTAGATGAAATAGAGGAATTTTAATATGCAAAAATATTTACCTGAAATTTTAACAGAAATTAACAATAATCCGGAAATGCTGCAGCAGTATAGAGGCGATGGCTCATTTACTACTTTGTTTAAACATGCGTTTGATCCAGCATTTAGGTTCCTATTACCTGAAGGAGAACCTCCTTATAAGAAGGATGCAGCCCCTCTTGGTATGAGTTATGCAATCTTACGTCAAGAGTTACGTACATTCTACGTATTTTGCCGAGCAGATTTAAAACCAATTACACGTGAAGATAAGTTTATTCAATTGCTTGAGAACGTTCATCCATCTGAGGCTGAACTATTAATCTCAATTAAGGATCAAACTTTAACCGCACAGTATCCTAATATCACTCATCAATTAGTTTATGATTGTGGGTTTGTAACCAATGTTCCTCCTGAAAAGCCAAAGAAAGTAGAAAAATCAAAAAAAGCTATAGGAGCAGCAGAGTAGTAAAAGTGAAGGAAGAGCCTGTTACTCCTATGAAAAAATTCTTCCGTAAAGTGAAGGGATTATATGTTAAGTTTCGGTCCATTTGGTAAGTCAGAGTTATTAATTAATGTAGAACTAATTGTAGGTTTTGGTATTGGTGTACATTTTTATTTAGAAGCAAATGCAGTGATTATTGAATTAGGTTTTATTCGTGTAATTTTAGATTGGCCTTCTGATGAAACACCCAGAGCGTGATAAGATTTGGTGGGTAATGAGAAGTATGGAAATGGTGACATGCATTCATATCATAGCTAATTTTTGGGTACACTACAAATAATTGCAAAAAGTAGTGTACATTAATTCGTGTTTAGCTTATAATAGTATCTTAAATTGATTAAATAACTAAACGGAGATTATGATTATGGCACATGAAATTGCAAAAACAGCAGCTGGAGCAGACGCAATGGCTTATGTAGGTGAAACTCCTTGGCACGGTCTAGGCGCTAAGCTAGACGAAAACTCAGACATGGAAACTTGGGCTCAAGCTTCTGGTTTGGATTTCGAATTGGATACAGTTCCAGTTCAAAATGGTAATATTGTTCTTAATAACAAGAACATCGTATACCGTAAGGATACAGAAGTAGGTCTTTCAGTAGTATCAAACAACTACAAATTAGTTCAACCACGTGAAGTGTTGGAATTCTTTGCAGATTACGTTGAAGGTACTGCTAAGTTGGAAACTGCTGGTGTTCTACATGACGGTAAACGTTATTGGGCAATGGCTAAAATTGACGGCGAGATCAACATTGCTGGCGATATCAGCAAGCCTTACATCCTTCTATCATCTTCATGTGATGGTTCATTAGCTACACAAGCTCGTTTAACTACAGTTCGTGTAGTATGTAATAACACATTGTCAATGGCTACTCAAGGTAAAGCTGACGTAGTTATTCGTCACAACTCAGTATTCGATGCTGGTCAAGCTAAACTTAAGCTTGAAGGTGTATACGAATCTCTTGCTTCACATACTGCTGCAATGAAAGCTTTAGCTCAAATGAAGATGTCTTCTAAACAAGCTAATGACTTCCTTGCTAAGATCTTTGACAATAACGAGATCAATCTTGGTCGTCAACCAGCTCGTATCTTAGAGTTATTTAATGGTGATGCATTAGGTGCTGATCTAGAGTCTGCAAAAGGTACTGCATTCGGTTTACTAAATGCTTTCACTCAGTACTCTGATTGGGAAGCTGGCCGTAATCAAAACAATCGTTTGTTCAACTCATGGTTTGGTGCTAACTCTCAACGTAAGATTGAGATCGCTGATGAATTATTAGCAATGGCTGCATAATTATTTTGCAAAAACACTAAATAAGTGTGTACTTTAATTCTTATTTAGTGTATAATAGCTTTATATTAAATTAATTGAGAAGGAAATATATTATGATTACAAAATTCGACAAAGCAAACCTTAAAAACATCCGTGAAGACATCTCAGCTATCTTGTCTTCTTATGCAAAAGAAAACGGTATTGAAATTAAGATTGGTAACATCAGTTTCAATGAAGGATCTTTCACTACTAAAATGGAAGCTAAAGTTAAAGGTGCAAAAACTAAAGAGGACTCAGTGTTAGAGTTCATGATGGTTACTAAAGGTCTTGTTAAGACTTCTAAGTGTGGTAAAACTTTAGTTGGTTATAACACACGTGGTAAAGCATACCCGTACATCTTTGAAAATGCTGGTAAGAAATTCAAATGTTCAGAAGCACAAGCTAAAATGTACTTCTCTAAATAATATGACACTCGAAGTCATTAAAGAAATTACTGAATGGAAGGTTGATTATCGTCAACCTAACCATGTATACTTAATGGAAGGATCCCGCCCAATTGCCTATCAAAAATGGGGAGAAGGCGAACCTATCTATTATGCAACTAAACAAAAATTAGACAAAAGATATCGTAAATTTGTTTCAATTCCATTAAAAGAAACCGTATTTAAGGGGTATAAATAGTGAGCACATTTGATCAAGCATTAAAAGAATTCTTTGACAATGGTGGTGAAGTTCAAACTTTGGAATATAAAGGTCCAAAAGAAAGCGATGCCATTTTTGCAAATCGTAAAAATGTAAGTAGAGAATCAGTTGTTGAAAAAGAAATTGATTCTGTTATAGAAAGTCTAGAAGACTTAGGTCTATAGGAGATAGTATGGAAGCAAAAGTTTGTACTTGTGGTCGTAGTTTAACTGGTTTCTGCGAAGGTATGCATAAACTAACTAATGAAGAATATATTGCTAAGCTACAAGAAGTAGCTAAACAAAATTCAACTGAAAAAGTTTTATTGAACGAAAGTAAATAAGTTATCGCGGGGTGGAGAAGTGGCAACTCGACAGTCTCATAAGCTGTAGATCGGCGGTTCGAATCCGTCTCCCGCAACCAAGTACGGTGTAGTGTAATGGCAGCACAATGGTCTCCAAAACCTTTAGTCGCGGTTCAAGTCCGTGCATCGTAGCCAGTTTTTGGAGGAGCGGCGAAGTAGGAGAGTCGCGGCGGACTGTAAATCCGTTCTCACTGGGTGAATAGGTTCGATTCCTATCTCCTCCACCAATTAACACGGCTCCCATCCATTGCTTAATAGGATGGCTTGGGAGTTCTTTTATTATAGGGAGTCATTATGGAACAATATACACCAGACAGGTGGGTTGTCTTAGAAATTAATAATGGTACTGAAATACTTAAGAAAGTATTTGCAGGGTGGTATGGTGGGTTTGAAGTTGGAGACTCATGGAAGTTAAATTCAGGTAATGTTAAAGAAGAAGATTTAGGTGATCGTTTGGAATTTACTGGCTATAGTGGTAGTAAATATATTTGTTATAAGAAAGCTTATGGTACTAGTTCATATATGCATCAAATATTAGAAAATTGGGTTAATCAATTGCCTACTGGTGCAACAATGAAAGTTGATCTTAGTTATAATCCTCCAAAAGAAGCTTATGATAGTCTATAAAAACAAATATCGATATCATTGGGTTTCGCCATATACGATCTGTGAAAAGATCTGTTTTTGGCGTGAGATTGATTATGACGAACCATGGGTAAAACAAGTCAATAAAGTACTTGAGCCTGTATGTACTGCTTGGATGAAATTCCTAGATGCAGTAGACCCTAAAATTGATTATGTTAAGATAGATAAATGGGATACGTGGTCCATGGACTCTACTCTTACACCTATCATTCTACCTATGCTGCAGCAACTTAAAGAATCTAAACATGGCGCACCATTTGTAGAAGATGAAGATGTCCCAGAGGACCTCAGAAGCACTGCAGCAAGTCCAAAAGAAAATTCATGGGATACTGATGATAACCATTTCAAACGTTGGGATTGGGTAATGGATCAAATGATATGGTCTTTTGAAGAGCTCAATAAAGATGACTGGGAAAAACAATTCTATTCATGTGAAGGCAAAGATTGCAAATGGGATAAAGATGCTTGGACTAAACATAGTGAACGCATTGATAATGGATTAATTTTGTTTGGTAAATACTTCCGGAACTTATGGGATTAATAAATAATATGCAATCAACTAAAAGAGGTTTGTATGGATAATCATTGGTTTCACAAAGTTATTACATTTGGTGCAATATTATTGTTGTGTTTATCATTCTTGGTATCATGTGATGTTAAAGCAGATTCAATCTGTGAAGCTTATCGACCTCTGCATAGTACATATGGTTTAACTGGATATCATGCTACTTCATTGTGCAGTTGTTCTAGTTGCCATCTAAGCGGTGTATGGAAAGGTACTCCTACTTTATGCGCTACTTGCCATTCTGGTACTCGACCGCCGGCAATTGGTAAAACTGTTCAGCATATTCCAAGTTCTGCAGAATGTTCTACTTGTCATACCACTACAGTATTCAGTGGAGCAACAATGATTCATAATGCAACTACAAGCCCACCTGGAGGTTGTGCGACCTGCCACAACGGAGCATTTACATCTCAAAATGCGGTAGGTAAACCTAAAGACCACGTAGCAACTACATTAAGTTGTGATGCATGCCATAGTACTTCAAATTGGAATGGTGCTCGTTTCTCGCATATAGGGGTTGTTGTTGGTACCTGTGCTACTTGTCATAATGGAACTAATGCGATGGGATTGCCCTCTAATCATATCCCAACTGGTGCAGCATCATGCGATACTTGTCATAAAGCTGGATTTTCTTCTTTTGCTGGTGGGGTTTATACTCACACTGGAACTGAAACATGCGAAAACTGTCACGTAGGTAATTACCTTGGTGCTAGTATAAAACCTGCAGTTCATCCAATAACTCCAAATAACTGTAGTAACTGTCATTCAATTACTGGCTGGCCGTGCCGTACTGGTGCTTTAGAATTAAAACGTAAATTAAAGGTGATGTTAAGTAGTATGTAAACTATGCGACTATTGAGCTTTTTTATATTATGGTTTAGCATAACATCCTTTGCTGCAACTCAAACTATGCCCGAGATGGCTGCCATTGATTTATTCAGTGCAGCCAGAACGGCTATCACACAAGACGATCCCAAGACAGCAATACTCTATCTAAACACTTTACTCAATATGCCTCAAAATGAATATACTACTGAGGCTCAAGAGTTAATTGGCATGGCTCGTGAAAGTGCTAGTGAAACAGAAAAAGCCAAAGCTGAGTATGAGATCTATTTAAAACTATATCCAACGGGGGTTAATGCAGATCGAGTACGAAAAAGATTATTAAATCTAAAACCCAAAGAAACTGAAATAAAACCAAAACTTAAACTTACCAGAGAGATCAATCAAGCATCATTCAATGGTAGTGTAAGTCAATATTACTATGGTGGAGATAATGTATCATCATTGATTACAAGTGTTGAAGGAACAGAACGATATTTGTTTAATGAGTATGATACCAAGTACGTGTTTAGAAATACTCAAATTCATAATATGACTAAAAATTCTACTGATCGTAATAATCTTAATGCATTTTATTTAGAACAGACAGATAAGTCAATTGACTCCAATTGGAGATTAGGTAGACAAAATGGCACAAATCAAGGAGCACTAGGTAGATTTGATGGCTTTACTGGAAGATACCGAGTATCAGAAAACTATCGATTGACTGGTATCTTAGGAGTTCCAGATTATGGTTCTCATAATAACATTAAGACGGATCGATACTTTTATGGGATTGGTATAGAACTAAACAATCCAAACATTAATTGGTCTGGTAATATCTACACATTAGAACAGGTGGCAGATGGATTAACTGAAAGAAGAGCAATTGGTGGAGAGTTAAGATATTTTAATGGAGATACATCATTTCTAGGTGCAATAGATTATGATACAATCTATAAGGATATTAATCTTGCAATGATCCAAACCAATTTCATCTGGAAAGATTATAGTTTTAGTATATTGTATGATCATCGAAAAACTGGTATCATGTATGCTGAAACTGCTTTATCGTCTATGGTTGGTGCTGTATCTGTATCAGATCTGCGCAGGCAATTAAGTTCTGGCGAGATTTATAATCTTGTAAAATCTGTTGTATCAGAATCAGATAGTACGTCATTCAATGTCTCAAAGGATATAACTAAAGATTGGAACTTAAGTCTTGATCTTAGAGCAATGTTTATTGGCGCCACTGATGGTAATGCAATCATTGCAGCCCAGCCTGGGATAAAAAATAACTATACATATTCAATAAGAGCTGTTGGTAACAAGATCCTATGGTCTACTGATATGGTAATACTAATGGCTAGCATGGTGGATGATCCTCAGTACACAGCTAGAAACCTGTCTGCTACACATTCATTATCACTTGATAATTGGCATTTTACAGAGACCATTAGATACTATGATGAAACCTCAAATGGGCAAACAACTATATCAATTAATCCTGTAGCTAGGATCCAATATCAATTAACTAAAGATACATCCGTTGAAGGTGAATTAAATATTACTAAAACTGAAAATGACACAAGAGAATTGTTATTCTTTGGTTACAGAACAACTATGTGATAATAAATAGTAAAATATAAAATATTAATTGAGACTAGCATGAGAAAACGAATACTTTTTATTCTTAAACGCCGAGAAGATTACAATCCAGTAGCTCATAGTCCAAAAGGCTTAAGCACTGGATTATTTAATTCAGCTTCTTTTATGGTATCTATGTTAAATGATTTAGGTATAGAAGCAAATATTGAAGTTGCTATTGATAATAATTGTATTGATCGATTGGTAAATCAACATAAACCAACTCATGTTATTATTGAAGCATTATGGGTTGTTCCTAGTAAATTTGCAGTCCTAACTAAACTCCATCCAAATGTAAAATGGATCATTAGACTTCATTCAGAAATGCCATTCATGGCCGGCGAAGGCATGGCCATGGATTGGTTGGGTGACTATGTTGCAAATCCAAATATTAGTATTGGAGTCAATGCTCCAAGAATGATGAATGAAGTTGCTGAGTATCTTAAAACTAAAATGCGCTGGTCAAACGAAACCATCAATGAGCGTATTATCTATATGCCAAACTTCTATCCTCAAGAATATAAGAAAAAAGAGTTTAATTATGATAAATATTGGGTAGATATTGCGTGTTTTGGTGCGGTTCGACCACTAAAAAATCACCTGGTGCAAGCTTTTGGCGCTTTAAAATTTGCTAATAAGATTAATAAGCAATTGCGTTTCCATATCAATGGAGGACGAATTGAGATGAAAGGCGATCCTGTAATGAATAACTTACGCGGATTATTCCAGCATCTCCATATTGGTGGTCATCAATTAATTATACACGAATGGAGAGTAAGAGAAGAGTTTCTTGAGCTCTGTTCTAAAATGGATATTGGTATGCAATGTAATTTCTCTGAGACATTTAATATTGTAGGATCAGATTTAATTAGTCAAGGGGTTCCACTAATAGGAACCAGTGAGATACCATGGGCTAGTAAATTCTTTAATGCAGTACCTACTGATAGTACTTATATTTGTGAAATACTAGAAAGAACATATCATATGCCACAACTTAATGTATGGCGTAATCAAACTAACCTAACTAAATACACAGATAATACTGCAAAAATTTGGTACAACTTATTTAAGGATTAACATGAATCATCACCACCATAAAAAACCGCATAGAGTTAAGATTCATAAATGGAACTTCAATGGCGTATTAGAAATAATTGAACATGCATTTGAAGATTTAGAAACTGCATTATCATTTGCAGAAACACAAAAATTTGATCCAATTCGGGCAGTACATCCAGTTGTTAAAGTAGTTGAAGAAGAAACTGATCAAGTAGTTCATCAAACTGGGCACGATTCAGCAACTTACGCATAAAACAGTTTACATTAATTAATATTTAGTATATAATGTACTATAAATTGATATATGAATGGATATTATGGAACTCGATGAAATTGATAAAATGATTGCGCAAATGCAAGAAGTCAATAAAGCAATCATTAAACTTAAAGAAGAGAATGATCTACTTAAAAAAGAGATTGTTCGTCTTCAATGGATTTTGGAGCACCAAGATTGAATATATTCTACTTAAATAATGATCCAAAAATCTGTGCAGAAATGCACGTTGACAAACACTGCGTTAAAATGATATTGGAAACTGCTCAGTTACTTTCTACCGCTCACCGTGTTCTTGATGGTACTGAAACAATTGGCTTAAGCCAATCTGGTCGCAAAGCAAAACGCTGGATATTATCTGACAATCGTGATTCTGTTCTATATTCAGCAACACATATCAATCATCCTAGTGCTGTCTGGTGTCGCCAGAGCATTCCAAACTATACGTGGTTACATACCCTATTAACAGAACTGTGCTCCGAATATACCTATAGGTATACAAAAGTCCACAAATGTCAACAAATTGGTTTAGTTGATGCACTTGCTACTATACCTACAAATCTTAAAAATAATTGGTTTACTGAACCAACGCCAGCCATGCCTGATCAGTACAAAGTACCAGGTAATTCTATTCAATCTTATCATAATTACTACAATGGTGAAAAGCAAAGAATGTTCTCTTGGAAACTCCGGTCAGCCCCAAAATGGATAAATACAAATATTAGCTAGGATTATTATGCCATTATACGAATTCAAAGATAAAGAAACAGGTGAAGTAGTAGAAAAGTTTATGAGTTTATCTTCCAGAGAAGAGTTCTTGAAAGAGAATCCTAATATGGAAACTGTAATATCAGGAGGCGCTGCATTCATCGACCCAGTTCGTATGGGTGTACGTAGACCAGACCAAGGATTTAAAGAGGTCTTACAACGTATTCATGAAAAGACTGCAGGTAGCCAGTTAAATAAAACTTCAAGGGACTTATAAATGGCTAGAAGGACTAGAGCACAACTGCTTGTAGTGGAAGAAGAAGCTCAAGCAGAAGCTAAACAAAAACAAAGAGTAGGTAATCATCTTACATTACGTTTAGATGATATGAAAACTTTCCAACCTCTTACTGAAAATCAAAAGAAATTCTTTGATGCATATAAAGTTGGTGATTATTTTGTAGCATTGCATGGGGTGGCAGGTACAGGTAAAACGTTTTGTGCATTATATAAAGCAATAGAGGAAGTACTTGACAAAAGTAATCCTTTTAATAAAATCATAGTAGTTCGTTCAGCAGTTCAATCTAGAGAAATTGGTCATCTTCCTGGTAGTGTTGATGAGAAGATGGATATCTACAAACAACCATACATCCAAATCTGTGAAACACTATTTGGTCGTAAGGATGCTTGGAGTCGTTTAGAAGAACAGGGTCATATTGAGTTTATTTCTACATCATTTATTCGTGGTATGTCATTTGATGATGCAATCATTATTGTTGACGAAATGCAAAACATGAATTATGAAGAGATCGATACTGTTATGACTCGTGTAGGTTATCGTTCTAAGATTATTTGGTGTGGTGATTATCGCCAATCAGATTTACGTAAGAAAGGCGATCAATCAGGTATTCTTAAGTTTTTTGATATTGCTCAACACATGGCAGCTTTCACAAGAATTGAATTTACCGCAGATGATATTGTACGTTCAAGTTTAGTTAAAGATTACATCCTTGCTAAAATTAGATACGAAGACTTATTAGAAGAAAATGATTATACCAAACCGCCTAAGATATCCAAATGAATATAACTTCAGAACAATTTTCATTACTGTTTCCAAATAATAAAGAGGCATTGGCTTGGACTGATGCCTTAAACTCTATTTTACCACAGTACAATATTAATACCATACATCGTGTTGCTGGGTTTTTAGCTCAATGCGGCCATGAATCTAATGGCTTTACTGTACTATCGGAGAATCTAAATTATGGGGCAGCAGGACTCAAAACTGTTTTTGGAAAATATTTCAAAACAACAGACCCTCTCCAATATGAACGAAAACCAGAAAAGATTGCCAATCACGTATACTGTAACCGTATGGGGAATGGAGATGAAGCTAGCGGTGATGGATGGAAATATCGCGGGCGAGGTCCAATCCAAATAACTGGAAAGAATAACTATACTTCATTTTCTACCGATATGGGTATAGATGTTATGACAAGTCCTGATATGGTATCAACAAATAAACGGGTTGCTTTACTTTCAGCAATCTGGTTTTGGAATAAGAATGATTTGAATACCATTGCAGACAATAATGACATTAAAGGTATGACACAAAGAATTAATGGTGGGGTAAACGGGTTAGCAGAACGAACAAAACTTTATAATAAGGCATTAGGAATATTGAATACGTGAAAACATTTATTGATCATGAGCTTAAGAAATTAAGCAGAGTTGAAATTGATGGTGTAAGATATTATGATACCGGCGATGCTAAGTATCCTTCTGTCACTACGGTTACAGGGATATTAAGTAAAGATAGTATTATGGCTTGGCGTAAAAGAGTGGGTGAAGAGGAAGCAAATAGAGTTTCCTCTAGAGCCTCTAAGCGTGGTACTCAAATCCATTCTTTGTGTGAGGACTATTTAAAGACTGGTGAATCTGAACCTAATCCATTTGATCAAGAAATGTTTAACACATTAGTTCCTCATCTAGATAGTATAGACAACATTCATGCCCTAGAGTCACCATTATTCTCGCATAAATTAAAGGTAGCAGGCACAGTTGATTGCATTGCTGAATACAATGGAGTTTTATCAGTCATTGACTTTAAAACATCCGGCAGAATAAAACAGAAAAAGGATATCCCTGGTTATTTTATTCAAACCGCGGCTTATGCTTATATGTTTTGGGAGCAAACAGGATTGGCACCAGAACAATTAGTAATCATAATGGGTGTTGATAATGAAGATGCTTTAATATTCTCTGAACCAGTTAAACCTTGGTTACCAGAGTTTATGCAAGTAAGAGAAGACTTTAAAAAATTAAAAGGTTATTAACATAAGGAAATACATGAAATACACTTTATTAACATTATTATTATTAACATCAATTGTGCATGCAGCAGTACCAACAACTGCAGTTAGGACTACAAATGTACAAGACATTTGCACTACTAAAACAAGTACTATTCGTAATGTATCAGAAGCAACAAAGAAATTAGTTTATAAAAATGCTGGAGTTACTTATGGTGATCGTACTTTATGCACATTAGGTTATGAAGTAGATCATAAAATATCATTAACTCTTGGTGGATCAAATGATATTAGTAATCTACAATTACAGGCATATTGTACTAAAGCTCAGTTAGCTCCTAATTTTCCAGTTGGTGTTTTATATGATGCACGCAAAAAAGATTTATTAGAAAATGTTTTGCATAGAGATATTTGTGTTGGAGCAACTACACCATTAGAAGCCCAAGAGAAAATTTATAATTGGAAAAACTAGTTTACATTAAATCGTAAATGTGTTATAATGTACTATAATATAAAAAAGGTGAATGTATGGCAAAATTAGTTCCAATAAAAGATCGCGTTGCGGTCATTCGTGTTAAAGTTGAATTAAAGACTGAGTCTGGTATTGTTCTTGAGGGAGCTAGAACTGGCGAAGTTGATAAGGCAAAAGTTATTGGTATTGGTCCATTAGTTGATGTAGTAGAAATTGGCCAAACTGTATACATTAATTGGAACAAGGTTAGTGTAACAATGATTGAAAACAACCCAGTTTACATATTATCACAAGATGATATTAGCGCTGTGTTAGAAGATTAATAAATAATAGTAACAACACCCGCCACGCCTATCGAAGAAGCGCAACCTTGGCGGGTTTTCTTAAAATCAATAGCAGTACCTCAATTAATTATTGGAAGTATTTGATTAGTAGTAAATAATATAGGAGAAACACTATGCGCACACTCTTCATCGGGTTATGCATTGCCGCACTCTTTATCATTTTCAGTATCACCGCAGAAATTAAGCAAGAACGTCCTATTGAAATATCATATAATAGAATGATACCGCAAGCACAAGTCCAAATTGATTGTTTAGCGGAGAATATATATTATGAAGCAGGCAGTCAAACACGTGATGGCCAACTTGCAGTTGCTTTAGTAACAATGAACAGAGTTAAAAATGGATTTTCTAATTCTATCTGTTCAGTAGTAAAACAAAAGACAGCTAAGGTTTGTCAGTTCTCTTGGAAATGCTTAGCACATTCCAAACCTGATCCTGGACTGTATAGAAAAGTAAGGGAAGTTGCACTGTATACATATCTTAATTATGGCATGATTAAAGATATTACAAAAGGCGCAACATATTATCATGCTGATTACGTCAATCCTCGTTGGAAGAACTTAAAAAAGACAACTAAGATTGGTAAACATATTTTTTATAGAGCGGAAAGAGAACAACAAAATGATGATCAAACTCAACACAATACTAGGTGGTGGAAACCCAACACAAAGTTCCTTCTTACTCTTGATGGACGAAGTTAATGCCAATTCATGTAAAGATGTAATACAATGGATTATTGAAGCTAACCTAGCAGAAGATAGACCTGAAGCATTAAACCTATTAATCTGTTCTCCAGGTGGAAGTCTATCAGCAGCTTTTGCTTTGATTGATGTAATGAGAGGTTCAGCTATCCCTGTTAACACAATTGGTATTGGTGAGATTGCTTCAGCTGGATTATTAATCTTCTTGGCTGGTGCAAAAGGTAAACGTGTACTAACACCTAATACTTCTATCTTAAGCCATCAATATTCTTGGGGTGCTTTTGGTAAAGAACATGAATTATTTGCTACTGTTAAAGAATTTGATCTTACGACTAGGAAGATGCTAGCTCATTATAAGAAATACACATCACTAACTGAAGCAGAAATTAGAGATGTATTACTACCACCACATGATGTATGGGTATCACCAAAAGATGCATTAAAGTATGGTATTTGTGATTTAATTAAAGATTTAACATAAAAACAGTGTACATTAATTCGATTTTATTATATAATAACCTATAAATTGATAAAAGGTGAATTATATGAAATTAGAAATTGGTAATAAAATTTATTGGGAATGTGCTTTAGGTTACTTAATCGGTAAGGTTGATAACATTGTTTTAGATTTAAATGCAGATAATAAAATGGTGCCATGGTTAGTGATTAAAATGCAAGGTACTAAATCAAAAATGCGTTTATGCGCAACTGAAAGCAATTTGAAAATGATGAAGGTTAAAGTAATCTAATGGATAAACGCATAGATGAAATTGAATTAGATGATGAAGAATACTTCGTTTGGTTAAAGAAAGGCTACCGTCTTATGGGTGATTTTACTCAAGACGGTAGAGGTTGTCAACATTGTTTTGGCGCAGTTGATCATGCTGAAATACGGTACACAATGAAAGAAGTAGTTCCATGTAATTGTGACACTTGCATCAATTAATACGGTGTTAGTTAAATGGATATAACTAGGGATTTCTACTCCCTTATTGGGGGTTCGATTCCCTCACGCCGTACCATTTTATGAAGGAGTAATTATGAAACATGAAGTCATTTGTAGTATTATTGCATTAGTCATTATCTTTGTATCTGGATTTGTTAGCTATAATATCATTGAAGACAAACGAATCACCTCACTCGAAAAGAGTATCGAAACTGCAGTAGCCCGTGGCATCGACCCAGTAGCAGTACGCTGTGCTTATGCTGAAACAAATGATACTATCTGTATCGTGTATGCAAATAAAAAATAGGAGTTATTATGGATACAATTGAAATTAAGAAGGCAGAAAATGGGTTTGTTGTCGTAGTGCAAGAAGATGACATTAAAGAATATGTCTTTATACGTGAACAACATCTAATTAAATTCATTAAAGAATACTTTAAAACTGAATAAATGTGTGTACATTAATTTTCAATTATGATATAATGATTCTATTAAATGATTAATTGAGAAGGAAATACATAATGAGTGCAATGAAAAATTTATATATGAGTATCGAAGAACTATTAGATACAACCAACATGCTTTGTGATGATATTGCAGAAAAAGTTGGTTGTCCAGTTAAAATGGTTAATGATGTTGTTGAACAACGTTGGATTGAACGTCATCTTCAACCAGAGTCAAATGAGTTTGCAACTGAAGCTTATGTTGAAATGATGGGAGCTTAATATGTCTGAAGTTCAATTTGCGCAAACAGTTTCAATGGAAGAACAACAGCAGTATGAAGATGCAGTTAATGCTACTGTTCAATGGTTTAAAAACATGGAACACTCTGATCAAGAATTAGAGATCTTTGCAACAGCTATTAAAGTATTACAGGCTGAAAGAAAATATTTAAATAAGTGAAAATAACTGTGTACATTAATTAATTTATTTGATATAATAGTATCATAAATTGATAAAGGAGTTATATTATGGTTTTTACTTATGATGATGGTTTATACAGCGATTTACATAAAGATGCACGAGGTTCTCGCCCTGGTGAATCTGGTATGGAATACTGGAACTCATTGGCTCCTGCAGAAAAGCAGGTTCAGTGGGATTCTTTGATCAAAGAAATGGATCAAAATTATGCTGAAGAGCAAGCTGCTAAAAAGTTAGCTGTTGATCGCTTTGAAGCTCAGATCCAACATTGGATCAAATTAGGTGCACAAACCCGTGAATCAGCTATCCGTTGGTTCCATGATGCTGAAGATACTCAAGGTGATAATGAATATCTTTGTTACCGTTTAGGTCTTCCATATGGTTACATTAATGCGTAATCTTATTCTATTCAGACTCTACGAAATTTGGGATGACGAAATGTCTATGACATACATGTTATCCTATCTTGACATCACAAAAATGTCAAACGCAGACTTATTAAACTTATACACTGAGGTTTATTGCTAATGATTTTACATCCACACATTCCAAAACGCAAACCTAAAAAACCTAATGCTGCAGCGCGCGCATTAAAAGCAAACTGGCAGGAGATATTACAAAAGTATGAAGTTAAACAAACCAAAAGACAAGTTACTACACGACCTAGCAGTGGTAGGGTTATTCGTGACGGTTCTGACGTTAGTCACATTCCTAGTTTGGACACTGGTTACGGCTATGCTGTAAAGAAGGCCTCACCAGTTTATACTGGTAATGCTATGATTGGTATTGGTCAGTTACATAAGTCAAATGCTATTCCAGTGTTTAGTCAAGAAGATGCCATTGATATTTCGAAAATGCGTAGAGGATAAATAATTGATCGCCAAAAGCGTAACCTCTACTAAGGACTCAAAATGTCGGATAAACAAGAAGAACTTCCAGTTCCAACCCCTTTAACTCCATCTGAATTACTTAGAAAATTATTAGAATCTGAATCTGACTGTATATGACTGAACAAGAACTTGAGAATGTATTAGATGAAATGTATGCTCGTTTTGGCGAGCTCCCATCACCCGAACATGAACCTAAACGGTTCAAGTACTACGTCAAATTGTATAAATTTTATAAAAATCAAAAATAACTGTGTACATTAATTGCTATTTATTATATAATAACATATAAATTGATTAACTGAGAAGGAAATACATTATGGAAAATATGATTATTGTTTTAGCTGGTCTTATTGGTTTACTAAGTGTTCTTGTTATTGCTGGCGTTTTAGCTGAAAAATTAGGTTGGGAATAATATGATTACTCGAGAACAACAAATTGCAGAAATTATGAATCCAGTTGATACGCAAATAATGTCCATACAAGATAATAATGAAATGTTAATGTTAGCTTGTGGCATGTTGCAGCGAGTTGAGGAAATATTTGAAATGCAACTAGGAAAACCTGGTGCTAAAGTTATGTTTGAGAATGTCCTTACAAAATACAATGTGGAGAAGTTGCATTAATGAAAATTGTTATTAATAAATGTTTTGGTGGATTTGGTTTAAGTGAAGTAGCTGAAACCAGATACAAAAATGAATCTGGAAATAATGTATCTTATTGGGATATTCCTCGTGATGATCCTATTCTAGTATCTATTGTTGAAGAACTTGGTGAAGACTCTTGGGGTGGACATGCTGAACTGAAAGTAGTTGAGATTCCAGATGGCATTGAATGGGTCATTGATGAATATGATGGCACAGAATGGGTTGCTGAAGCACATAGGACTTGGGAATAATATGAATACATATGATGTTGCACGCATGGATAGATCAACTATTCAAAAAACCTATGCTAAACTTATTGTACAGAAAATGCATCTTGATAAATGGTTCTCTGATTTCTTAGCAGAAAAAACTCTTGATCATGATAATCCTGGTACTCCCGAATGGAAGACCTACAAGAAAAGTCTTGAAGAGTATCAAGAACTAAACAATCTAATTAAACATTGTGAATATCAATTGGGTAAAAAATAATGACTCAGCGTTTATTTAAATCAGCAAATGAATTTTCTTTATTCATAGAAGAACTAGTACAAGAACATCATATTTCTCATATGGATGCTGTATTAAAATACTGTGAAGATAATCTGTTAGAACCCGAAGAAATTTCTGCAAAGATTAATAAATCTTTAAAAGAAAAGATTGCTATTAATATGCGTGAACTTAATTACTTACCTAAACAAGCGAGTCTAGACCTATGAAAGTTTGGCACTTAGAAAGGCAAGAGTGGGTTATCTACCAAAAATGGATGCGTTGGTGTCCTGATATTGTAACTAGATATGTGAGAGATATTAATGCCAATTATTATTGAAAACATTACTGATGTACCTACAAGTAAAGGTTCAAATAAGTATAGAATTAGAGTTAATCAAAAGGTGATTGCTGAGTTCTATCATATGAGAGAAGAAGGTATTGCCGAATGTTTACGCCGTGCTTCTGAAGCATGTGAAGATCCAAAGCGTATTGAACGTATTGATGAAATGGAATTTCTTGATGTTTTACTTAATGATATTACGGAGTGGAAATGAGTTGTAATCAAAGATGTAACCAAGGTAGAACGTGTGATTGTAGCGCTGGGTCAGTTAAATCTATTAGTTTAGTGTATATGTTTATTGGTTGTATTGGACTATTATTCTTTGCTATCTATATTCAACCTAAACATGTAACTATGCAGTATGATTGCCGAATTGCAGAGATCTCACCTGATGTACCAATGGTAGTTAAAGAAAAATGTAGAAGGTTAATGGAGAAATAATGGATGGATATCGAGCTTATAAGTTCTACATGGCACTCAAATTACATTTTACAACAGTCAAATATAATGTATTTGAAACGCGCGGGGCTGTATCAATCTCCCGTGCCAAATTCGAAGAGCGTAACGATAAGTTTCTATTTGCTAAATTGGGTACCAGGTTTAAATCAGAACAAGAGTTTATTCAATTTGTCGCTTGTAACTTCTTATACGGAAACCCTAACGTAGTTTATTCGGGTTCTGAAGCAGATGATAACTTTACAGAATGGCAACGCCGTAGACAATCTGCTACAAAACTGTTCTCTGATGATTGTGATAAACTTATAGCATCTGGTAAATGTTATGATGACATCTTTTATTGTACAAAAAATACATTTCAGTATATAATGTCTTTATACGTTGGTAAAAAGATCAACATAGAAACTGTAAGAATACTTGATGACCAATTACAGTTTATGAAACGTATACCTGAAGATAGCGCTATGGCTACTATGTTTTCAGATAGGATTCTTTTGATAGAGAAGGCCAAAGGTTTCATAAAGTATAATAAAGAACGAGTAACACCAATTATAGATAATCTGATAGAAGATGTTTGCGGGAATACAAATGGGCAATACTTACAAGCAGCAAGCTAGAAAATTTGATGATGAGCAGTATTCTGGGAGATCCGGGAAACAAGCTAATCATGCCAACAATCACAAATTTGGTGGATTACAAATCCTAAATTCTTGGGTCGATGAAGCAGAATTTTTAGAATTACCCAAAGATGACGTAGAGGAAGAATTAAATTAATCTACAGTTGTCAAAATGCCATCTAAACATTGAAGCACTTTTACCAGATTTACCACAATGAGGGCATATATGCTCTTGTATAAAATTATGAGAACCATCATTGAGGCGCTTTTGTTGAATTTCTCCGCCAATAAAATTATGATTAAATCCTTCTGGTTTAGGAACACCTTTCCTAGTCTTAGACATTTTTAATTTAGTTTCTTTGGAATGAGTTGTTCCAGTTCTAAATAATGACATTAAATATTTTGAATATTCTGTATGGGTCTTTTTATAAAATCCATTTAGTTCACTAGGATTAACGGGTTGATGGATATAGTCTTCTGGAATTTGTATATATTTTAATGATGCAAATATTTCTAAATCTTCACCTGATAATGGTGTATAAATAAACATGCTGATACTCCTCTAAAGTGTTAGGGTAGTTGGATACTGGTAATATCGCGAACTACGTAATATTATTTATACGTTTTACTTGAGTAATATCTATATGAAATACAAATTTTTATACAACGTTTATATATCGCAAATACGAAAAGGAAATAATAATGGACATCAAAGCACTTCGCGCTATGCGCAACACAGACTTTTCAAAAATCTCTAATGAGTTTGAGAAAACAGTCAACCCTCCTTCAGCTCAATCTTATGAAGATAACCGTTTCTGGAAACCAGAACGTGACAAA